TAGGCACAAGCAAGTAGCTGGTCGGAGGTGCTTCCATTAGCTGTGCTGGAGGTATTGGAAAGGGTGGGCATTTGACCGCTACTGGAGTTGTGCAACCCACCATAATAAGACTTAAGAGCAGATAGCTTAGCTTCATAGGTTTCCTTAGATGCTTTATTAATTAAATCTTGTTCTTTGATTTTTGCTTGATTTTCTGCAATTTGTTTTTCAGCGATTGATTGTATTTCTGCTTTATATATCTGAAAACGATTATGCTCAATATAGCCATAAAAGCAACCAGATAAAAGTAATGTAGCAAATCCAATTTTGACATAAGAAAGTATTGAAAGTGGAAACATTATTCAATCGGCTTATTAGTTATAAAGCGAAGTATAGCAACGATAATGCCAATACCAATAAGGCTAATGCCATAATATTTTGGATCAATAAGGTTTTGGACATAAGAAAAATTATCAAATAAAGCTCCAAATATTACAAGAGCAAAAGAAAACCACATAGTTTTAGATTTATGTGCTTTCATTTATCTGCCTTTTGCTCCAATTTTTCATAGAGTTTATCAAGTAATACTTCTATTCGATCAAAACGAACAGTCATATCACCTTTTTTTACATAATTTGTAGGAAGATCAATTTCAATTTCTTTAACATCTTCTTTAAGAGTTTGTACGGAGTCCCATATTTGACGACACCACCAGCCTACTGCGGCTAATATTGCACCGCCAGCTAAATTAAAAAGGGTTTGACCATCCATAAAACACCATTATTAGAGTTATTAAGAATCTTATTTTATGAATTTAAAGCAATTTTACTACTTCTTCTGGTTTTACAAAAGCATCAGAATTATGTTCTGTATTTTCCCACCAGAGAAATTGATTCTTTGCTAAATATACTCTATCTTTTAAAAGATTGTTATTAATAGTATGTCCATAAATTAATGGATCGCTTACTGACCATAATACTATTCCAGCTTTATTTTCAGACCACGCAAGATGCTGAAAAAAACTATCTACTCCTATCCAAGTATTACATTCTTTAATTAATAGCCTTAATTCATTTATTGGAAGATTTTTACGGAAATCATCGACAAGTTGTTTTTCTCCTTCAATCCCTATTTGGACAATAGGTTCATTTATTAAAGATATAAGCTCTTTCCAAAATGGATAGTTTTTAGGATTTCTTTTACCGTTTATTAGCTTTTTAGCATAAGGGTGAATAATGATCATAGATAAAGTTTCCTATAAGCATTTTCTAAGCTATCAGTCCATTTCCATTGATCCATTTTTTTATAAATATTCCAATGTTCTATATCCCCAAAAAGTGCTTTAGCTTCTGCAATAGATCGACAAGGAATAATCTCAGGATAACAACCAAAAATAACAGGGTTTGGTATATCAGGAAGGAGCTTATTAAACACAATATGATCGCCAAGCCCACAATTAAGGATAATAATAGTCTTATCTCTGTAGTTGATGATATTGCGATAAATTTGATCATCGTGAGCATACATTTCCTTTTTAGATTCGCTACGAATACCGCCTTCTGGATTTTTTAAATGCCATGTAACTGCGTGTGGTGCGGCAAGGATTCTATAGCCTTTTTGCTTTAATCCATAAGTGAACAAAGTTTCTTCTCTATGAGCAACTCTAGAAAGCCCTAAGTTGTAATCTTGAACTCCAGCACGATAAAGAAATGAACAATGAAGATGATCTACTTCTTTAATTTTAGAAATATTTGACCATTGAATATTTGGTTCAGTATCAATATTTTCTATTTTGCCAGTAGGAAAATATCCCTCAAATTGAAGCGGTGGAGTAAGAATAGAACCACCTACTGCTCCAATACTATCTATTGCTGTTGCGTAACTAAATAAATTTTTTAATACATCTGGTTCTGGAATAGCATCATCATCTACTCTCCAGACCCAATCAAATCCCATTTCATTGGCTTTCTGATGGATATGATGCTGACCTTTTTTTTCAGCAAATACCCATTCCCAAGCTATCTTTTTAAAATCTAATATCTGAAAGAAATGCTGATAAATCAATTCTTGTCGCATATCTTTTGGTTCATCATTATCATCAAATATCACCAGTTTATCGACTGGTTTAGACTGATTTATGATGGCACTTAAAACCAATGGAAGGGTAGTAAAGTATCTACCCCTAGTTGCTACTGAACATAGAACTTTAGGCATTTTCCCACCTACAGATCATTAAATTGCATGAATTATTTTGATCAACTGCTCTTAAATGGCTAGTAATGTTGCCATGCTCATCTATATATTCAAACTTGAAATCAGGGAAATCAGCTTCAGTAAGCCCATGCAATTTGTGATGCTCACCCCAAAATCCTTTTGGCTCATTGTGGGGAACAGTAATTAGTAAAACTTTACAATGGCTTTGCAATAACTTTACAATCTCTAGCCCATTATCAAGGTGTTCAATGACTTCAAAAGCTATGATGGTGTCATATTGCCCAAGTTCATAGGAATTAATATCAGCCCATTCAAACTTAGCAGTTGGCAACCATTGTTGGTTTTTGGCTATATTTACAATAATAGGGTCATAATCTAAGCCAAGATATTCAATATCTGATGGGAAGAATTGAACTCCATAGCCTGTAGAGCATCCAATTTCAAGGACATTCTTACCAAATAGATTTTCATTAGCCCATTCATATCTTTGGGTTTCTCTAGGGAATACTGTATCATCTTTTAGAAATATTGCTCTTTCATAATTGTTTGAAAGTCTCCAGTAGTACCATTCTTTGTTGTATTTCTCTGCCAGCTTTAATTGATTAAGCAAGAACTTATCATACCAATTTTGGACTAAGGATGGGTCTAGCATTGTTCCTTCAGCTTTGTGATAGATGGGGAAAGTTCCATTGTTTCCACAATCTACAAGACTAAAGCCAGCTTGTTCTGCTTTTAGGCAAAACTCTATATCTTCACATCCACCAGTACCATAATCTTCATTAAGAAAATTAATAGTGTTGAAAACTTTGCAATCAATCAAAGCACAAAAGAAAATACCAAATCTTCTTTTAGTGATTTCTGAATATTGACCTAATACATAATTGACATCACCCTTATCTAGCATATTCAACCATCTATTCTTTGGTTGTTCTAGCAAAATTGTGTCATTATTTAGCAAGATGATTTTGCTTGCTGAAGTTGCTTTGATGCCTTCATTAGTAGCTTTGGCAAAGCCTAAAGGTTCATCATTCCAAACCACTTTTAGATTAGGAATTGATGTTTCTAAATAATGTAAATACCTAGAAGTATTGTCTATGCATCCATTAGCTGATATGACTAATTCAACATCAGCCATATCAGTCCATTTGATTATGGAATCAATGCAGGGTTTAAGGTATTTTTCGCAGTTGTTATATGTTGGTATTACTATTGTATATTGTATTGTCATATTTTAACTATACCATTTAGCTACTGGTTGTTCAGGAAATACTGCATCCCATGTAGGGTTTACGGCAATCTTACGGATTGCATTACGATATATTAAAAACTCATTTTGATTAGTCAAATAGGGGTTATTGGCTGGGTTGGTAACATCAGGAATAGTTGTCCAATCAGTAGCATATAGCAGTTGGCTGGCAGTAGCTTGGTTTTGAGTAGTCAAAGTGTCGTGCATTTGCTGTATCTGCTCTGGGGTTAATTGTGCTACCTCTACTGTGTAAACCCAGTTTAAAGGTTGTGCTGGGTCTGTTATTAAAATATAAGGAGTAGCTGGTACTAAGCATTGAGTTGTGGGGTCATAGTCAAGATAAGTATTCACATACATACAGTTGTTTTCAACCATAAACTGTTCATTTGGTCCGCTAGAAGGAAAAGAAGTATCAGGATACATAGACTGGTAATCAGCTACATCAACCACTTGTCCATTTTCAATTTTAGCTATTAACATATAAATCCTTATTGATTGGGGAATGCTGCAGTAGGTGGTGTAAAGTTAGCTGTATAACGAGCTATGCCGTTAGTAATCCGAATATCGTCTAAATAGCAGTTTGAGCTATTAGTAGGAGTTGGCAAATAAGCACCAATGCCTAAGTTATTGGATACATAGTTTGTAGAATCTGTGGTCCAGGTAGAACCTTGCTGAGTTCCATTTACAAACAAGCGTGTGTTTGTTCCGCTTCGAGTTAACGCAATGTGATACCACTGTCCGGTAGATAGGGCACTACCAGTAATTTGAGTTACGTTACTAACATAGTATGTCATTGCAGAACTAGCTAATTGCAATACTGGCGCTGCTTGTGTACCTGTTGAGCGTTGGTCGTAAAAGTCACCGTTAGCCGTAGAGTTTAAATACAACCAAAACTCAATCGTAAAGTTAGCAGTTCCAAGCGTTGTATACGGCTGAGAAGGAACAGTCATGCCGTTACTACTTGCTGCATAAGATACTGAGCCTGTTCCATACTTAACTACGCTAGTGCTAACTTTGGGGTTAGATGCGGTAATTAAATCATTTTTACCGGCATTGTCATAAATACCAGCATTAGTGCCATTTAACAAAATTGATGTATTAGTAATTGCCGAAATTGGTGCGGTAGGAGGCGTAAAAGGCGCAGTATATAAACCAGTTCCTTTAAGGATTCGGAAGTTAGAAATGTAACCAGTAATAGGCAACGTAGTATTGTTGTCTGCGCCTAAGTTTGGGTTTGTTCCTGTGTAGCTTGAAGTATCGGCTACTGTTCCACCTTGCTGACCATTAACAAAAAGATAAAGTTGTCCAGATGTTCTTGATGCTGCAATATAATTCCAAGTATTCAAATTAAATAATACTGTGCTATTAATAAGGGTTGTGTTTGAAGTTATAATTTTACTAAGATTAATTACACCTCCAGTTTGCTGGGTAATTACAAAAGCTCCGCTACTACCAGAATTATTGGCTGTAAGAAATATAAAAAAAGCACCAGCTACAGTAGGATAAAACCAAAATTCAACAGTAAAGTCTCCTGTTCCAAATGCAAATGCTGCATTGTTTGGAAAAGTTAGTCTTGACGCACCAGGGAAATATAAACTTCCACCATTAGTTCCTGTTGAATATGCAGAAGTTGGAGCATAAGGACTCCAGGGTTGTGCAGATGGTGTTCCAGTAACGGTAAATGCAAAGTTGTTGCTAGAGTTATCTACAAACCTATTTGATTGGCAAGTAAGTAATTTAGTGTTTGTAATAGCAGTAAGTGGTGTTGTAGAAGGTGTAAAGTTGCTTGTATACACAGCTGTACCGTTTACTAGTCTTGCATTAGAAACATACCCAACCAAATAGTTTCCAGCAGTTGCTCCATTGCTTGCAATAGTTACACGACTTGCTGCATAGTTATTTGCATCTACATAACTAGAGCCTTCTTGCACTCCATTTAAAAACATTTTAGTTACTAATGTAGACCTAGAAACTGCAACATGATACCAAGTGCCTACTGTTAATGCTGTTGTTCCTGTAATTTGTGCTGCATTGGAAACAAAATAAGTAAGCACATTAGAAGCAGAAACATAAATTGCTGGTATTACCGCATTAGCTGTTCCACTATTTCTTTGGTCAATAATGTATTGAATTGCGCCTGTTGTAGTTAAATAAACCCAACATTCCATTGTAAAATCGCCAGTACCGTAAGTAAAAGCAGCATTAGTAGCTACAGTTAAATAAGAAGCAGTAGGGTTGTAGTTACTCCAATACCCAGCAGCTTGACTAAATGGTGTATATGTTCCTTGTGTGGGTGTGCCTGTTCTAGTAACAGTAAAGTTGTTTGTCGATGAATCTAAGAAAGTATTGTTCTGCGCCCCATTAGTTCCATCGCCATGAAGCAATAAAGCTACTTGGTTAAAGTTTGCGTCACTAGTTGGTGCTACTGTTTGATTACCAGCGGCAGCCCTTAACATTTTACTAAGCATTATGCATTACCTACTAAAGTACCATAAATAGTTGAACCTATTTTCCACAATTCAATATTAGTTGTTACTGTTGTAGAAAGAGTAGGTGCTGAACTACCAATCCAAGTAACAGGAACACTTGACCAAGTTATAGTATTTGAACTAGCAGTAATTTGTAGTGTAAGACTAGCACCAGCAGTCCAAGTACCAGCAGTAGGAGTAGATGTTCCTGATAATGTCCAAGTCTGAATAGTTCCATTTGTAGGACTTAACGCTGGAGTTGTGCCTGTAACTGCATAAACTGTTTCAATAAGCCCAGTAAAAGTTGGGTTAGTAGCTAAAGCAACTACAGTCCCACTTCCAGAAGTTGTATAGCTTGTTCCCCATGCTGACCCTGTTGAGTTTGCAATGCCAGCACTAGGATAAACCATTGCTCCTGAGTAGCCTGAGTACCCAGAAATTCCGCTTCCACTATACCCAGATATGCCACTTCCTGAGTACCCGCTTATCCCGCTTGCCCCGCTATAGCCGCTAAATCCGCTAACTGTTACACCTGAGTATCCAGAATAGCCACTTATTCCAGAACCACTATATCCTGAGAAACCTGAAACTGTTGCACCAGAATATCCTGATGTTCCGCTATACCCGCTAAAACCAGAAACAGTTGCACCACTATAACCAGACCAGCCCGAGATT